TTGGCATCTGTTTTACTTCACCTTGGATTGAATTCGAAAGTTTTCCGCTTGCGTCTTTTCCTTGAGCGCGTAAATTTGCCTTCGCTTCATTTACTACTATGTCCCTGAATTTCTGTAAAGCTTTTAGTGTTTCACTCATTAACAAATTGTCATATTGTTTGCTACTAAAATATCGAAAGTCATTGTCCAACCGCTTAAATAATTTTCAAATCTTTCTGCAAATGGTTCGCACGTTGGGTTGCCATCCACCATGAAATTATCTGAATACAAATCACCGCGCCGTAACATTTCATAAAGCCTATTTAAAACCGCTAATTGCGTATTTAAAACATTTTGTTCGTTGTCATTTCCGATAAATAATTCCGTTACTTCGTCTTTTGAAATGTCCACAATATCCATTGCCAATAAACTGATATTGAAACGAATTACATTAGCTTCAAAAACCGCCGAATTAACCATAATATGCGCTAACGGAAATATAGTTTGTTTGCCTAAATCGACTTGAAAAATATCTCCCGTTGTTACCGTGTTTACGATCGCGTCACTATCTAAATGATTTTTTAACGTGTCGATTATTGTGTAAAAGTTAGCCATGTTTTATTCTTTTGTTTAATTCGCGTTGTTCGATTTCTGTTTTTTGTCGTTCATAAGTAAGAAAGGTAAGACACTTGCGAAGTCCAAGCCTTGTAACTTCATCAAATTTGGTAACATCTCCTTTAGCGACTGCATAGATTGAATTATACCAACCCCACTGCTTTCCAAACTGCGCTCGTTCGCTGAAGTCATTAGTTCCGGATTCTTCTGTATCTCCATCTCCAAATAAGAAAGCGAACTGTTTACTAAGTCGTTTCCTAAAGTCCAAAAAAAAACACTCGCTGCCATTACTACGTCCAACGGTGCAAACTTCATTAGGTCGCTGAATTCGTCCGTACCCGTGTATTGTATTATTTCGTATTTGTCCTTTACTTTGGTTTTAATCGGTCTGTACATTACTGCCATTGCTTTGTGGAAATTATCCACGCTGGTAATATTACTTTCTAAATCTATATATTCTCCAAAAGTTATTTCGTCCAAATTAGGAATAAACCCAAACTCCATATTTTGAATTTTAAACGTACTTTGAAACGTTGGTTTTTCCTGAAACAATTTATTAAAATGTAACGCCAAATCTTTTACGTCATTCCACTTTATTTTGATTACTTCTTTTAAATTTAAGCCACAAAAAATTTCAATCGTTTTTTCTGCGATGAATTCCTGATCGTTCGAATTGTTAATTACCTTCATGAACTTTTGGTAATTCTGTAAAGGTATTTCAGAAAGTTTTGTTGGTACGTAGATTTCCGTTTTCATATTATTATAACTATTTATCTTTATTATTGTAGTAAGTGAGGGAAATTGAATATGCTTCACTTAACATTATTACGTGCTTTCGCATGTTCATAGGATCGTTAAATATTATTTTAACTCTTTTACCCGTTTTATCCTGTATGTATTGCTCAACAGTGCGCACCATTACCGGTAGTTCGTCTGGCATTTGTGTGAATTATCTAATAAAATATTTACCGTAATTCGAATTCAATCCTAACGTTTCCATTTCGTGGTATCGTAGCGCGTCTATTCCGTGGTCTTGTTTCCCCTGCGGTTTGTTTAATTGCTTTCCTGTTTTATCCTGATCCCAACAATATGCGCGTAATTCCTTAATTAAATTCGTGCTTTGTGACGTTACCAAATATTCTTGTTGCTGCATTATATCAATACCGTAGTTAATTGAATCCTTGCCCTTTGTAACGCCTTTTATTGTTATTCCGTAACGTCTTATTTCATCAATTGATTTTGGTTCGCTTGAATCAGCGTAAACAACAACGTTTTTTGGTAGTTCCTTTGCTATGTCACTGTTTAACATTCCGGTTTGGTATTTCAGTTCGTTAACTATTCGTTGACCGTTATAATTGTAAACTTCGATTATTGCAGTTGGATCGTTTGTATATCCAAAGTCTAATCCTATTCCAACTAATTTTGCTTCAGGTGGTATTGTGTTTATTATTTTCCAATTACTGAATATTACGCCCTCAAGCATTCCTATTTCACCCAACCCGTAAACACGCCACCAATTAGCCCAATATGCGCTTGTTGGTGCTTTGTCGCGGTTCTTTTCTATTTCCTTTACTATTCGTTCGTCCAGGGCTTCGTTATCCTTGTACGTCAAAATTAGAAAGTCTGAATCCGTTTCACCTTTTAATTCAGTATGTACCCAAAATTCATTAGCCGGATTAAAATCTAAATAGACTTCTTTTTTTGTACGGATCGAAAGTTCATTGTACGCTTCAAAGTTTACGTTGTTACATTCGTTAATATATAAAATATCACGGCGCGCCCCTCTTAATTTGCTGGAATCGTCTGCGCTAAAAAATTCAATTACACTACCATTTGCAAATTCGTATCGTAAAAGCGATTTGTTAAAACGCTGTTCGTAGAAACGGTTTGTGCTTTTCATTATACGCAAAAAATCTTTTAATGCGCCCCTTCTTAAATGTGGAATGCTTTCAGCTACTATACTAATTTCTTGATTTGCGTAGGTTGATGCTTTGGTAATTAATATCGGTATTATTCCATACGTTTTACCCGCTGAAGTACCGCCCTGAATTATTTTAACGCGCTTTTTTAACGCTTCAATTTTATTAATTGCCGTCGTTATGATCACTTAACTTGAATAAAGGTTGTTCTATGTTTGTTTGTTCAATTTGCTGTAAAGGTGCACCGTATCCTGAATCCATTAGCGCCTTGTACGCGTTTACATCACCGTCACGGGCTTTTTTAATTAACGCTAACGTCATTAAATCCTCTTGGCTCATCGTTTCTTCTGTTCCTGTTAACGGGTTTTTTAGCTTTTGATTAACTTCCATCCAATAACGTGCAACCGTACTTCGATTTTTTTTCCCTACCGGATAACCTTTTGGATTTCCGCTTTCGCCTTTTTTCCAACCGGGTTTTAAATTTTGTTCGTTTGCCATTTCGCTGTTATTTCGGTGCTATTTTATTACAAAGATAGTTTATCAAACCATTGATTGTAAATTTCAGTTGCAATTTGTGCGGTCATTACCGGGGGAACACTCATTCCGATTAAATACTTTGGATCAATCTTTTTGAAATTGTAATCAAGTGGATAAGTGCCTATTTTACATAAATCTACATTTGAAACTTCATTTTTATTTGACCCCATAAAATAACTATCTCCACTTACTATTGTGCCGGGCGTGTAATTCATTTGTAAAAAGTGCTTTCCGAATCCGTTTGGTTTTCTTTTTAATCTTTTATTGATGTCACAAAAATCTTTATCGGTTGAAATCATTAAATTCCAATATTCAAAATGCTGAGTATTTTTTTTTATTTCTTTTCCTTTTATTGGCTCAATATCTTTAAAAAGTATTGCTTTCTCATTAAACTTCAATTCCAATTTAGGAAAATTTAAATTATTCCTTTGACAAATAAAAAATACCCGTTCGCGTTTTTGAGGCACTCCTATTGATGCAGCATTTAACAAAAATAATTGAACTTTATATCCAGCCGTTTCAAATTCTTTTTTTATCCTGTGTACGTAAGCTTTTGCATTTCCTTGAATTAATCCTTTTACGTTTTCAGCGATAACAACTTTTGGTTGTAATTTTTTAGCCAATTTAATATAATCAAAAAATAAATCGTCCAATCTTTGTTCGGCTTGTCCTTCCCTGAATACTTTTGTTTTGCCCCAATCTTTTTCACGATTTCCGGCCATTGAAAAACTGCTACATGGTGGGCTACCGTCTAAAATATCAAGGTTATATAAATCTTCAGGAAAATCGGTTCTATTCGCAAAATCTCTTATGTCCTCAACAAATAAATATTTTGGATCGTGGTTTGTTTTGTAAACATCAGCAATTGGCGGATCTATTTCAACGCCGCCCAAATGTTCAAAGCCTGCTAATTTATAGCCCATTGTAGACCCACCGCCACAAATAAACGTGCCAAATACTTTTAATCCGTTACTTTTTGGGTAACCGTCTTTTAAATGCCATTTATACGCGAATTTATGTTTATTCATTGCCTAATAATTTCCAAATTGCTTGCTCCGGTGTTGATGCAATTTTACTTAATTGCTCCCTAACTAAATTATAATCGTCTTCCGTATATTTTAATTTTAAAATCATTTCTGAATCTAATAAATCAATGTCGATTTCTTCGTTTTTTCCTGAATAGTCTAATTGATTTGTTTCGTAGTTAGAAATATTTAATCCCCAATCGTCTAATTTTTCCGCGTCCCATTCATTCGCGAGTTGATCCCAATCCCACTCGCCGAAACCAACGTTGTCTTTAATTAAAAATTCCGCTTTTTGTTCTTCGTTCCATTCATCTGCTATTATAATCGGTATTTCGGTGTATTTTAGCTCATTTAAGGCTTTTAACCGCATGTTGCCTCCAAGAACGCAATATTTACCGTCAACGTCTGTAAAAACGATTAACGGGCGTTTATTTAGCATGTCCGGAAATTCCTTTATTGATTGAACTAACTTTTGAAATTTGCCGTCTTTTATTACGCGCGGGTTCTTTGGGTTTGCTTTAACCTGCGATATATTTACTTTAATCATTGTTTTCTGTTTCGTAGGTATCAAAAACCGTTCTTAATTGTTCTATTTTTTCGCGTAAACATGAACTGCACGAAGTAGGTTCGTTTCTTACTTTGAATATTCTGCTATGAATTTTTAACATTGTTAATTGTTCTGTTGGTTTTACGTCTAACGTGTTTTTTTCAAACCATGCTTTTAAATATTCGTATTCCGGCTGGTCTAAACATTCGGGTTTACGATATGGAAATAATTTATTTAGCGTGTTTTTTCTTTGATCGCATCCGCAATCCTCACCTAAAATAAACTTAGCTATTTTCGCAATTCCTGTTGTTTCTAAAACTTGTTCTACTGTGTCGCCTAATCCGATGGCTTTTTTTCTTGGTCGTCCCATATTTTATTTTAATTGATATTTTAAAAATTGTTCTTCAGTTCCTAAAAGTATTGTGTCTTCATTTAATACTTGTGTTTGAATAACATCTATTGATTTATAATTACTTGGAAATTCAGTATATTTTTTAGAAATCCAAAACTTAATATTTAATTCAATCATGTCTTCAACTGTTATAACTGAAAAACAAATCATTTTATTTAATGTTTCTTCTTCTAATTTCATTTTATTAATTCGTAATCTTCATTTATATAATCTTCGTAGTGTTCCTTTACTTCGTGTTTAAGCGACTTTTTACAATTTGTTATCGTGGAATAAATACTTTTAAAACTTATGCCTGTAACTGCGCTTATCTGCCTGTAACTTAATCCGGAATCCCTGTACAAATTAAATAACATTTGATCGTACCAATGCCAACTTTTAACTGTTTCCGTTATTAACTCTTCAATTTTAGTTTTGGCGCGTGTTCTTTCGTTTGTTTCGCTTACGTCTTTTAATTGGATCGCTTCAGTAATACTTACTTTTACTAATCTTAATTTTGTTTTCTGGTAGTCTACAAACATATTCCGTAAAATAATCCAAATATAACCTTTGTAAATTTTTCCGCTTTTATAAAACTTTTCCGCGTTTTCCTGCTGAATTAATTTAATATACATTTCTTGAACTATGTCTTCAGTGTAAAACGTTTCCCCAAAACCGCGCACAATTTTAATCCATTCTTTGTGGTGCTTTGATAAATCGTTTAATAGTTCTTCATTCACTTTTACAAAGTTAGTATAAATTTATAAGCTAAAATAATTAATAAAACTATTATTACACGTTTTAAACTTCGTAACATTTCCGTTTCGTTAAATATCCACTTGCTAAATTTTGTTGACCGCATCCACCAGCATAAAAGCAAAACAACCCTATCCAAAAAGAATAAGGTTGCAAGCAAAGGAAATAAAAGTAATTCGATTAGTATTTTCATTTGTCGTTTTTGTAATGCCAAATTAATAAAATAAGCATTCCAATTATATAAACTAACCACAAAGAAACGGCTGCGTCTTTTAGTAGCATGACTCTCGATTAATTTGGTAATTTAATTCCGCGTTCCAATTCAACTGATCGTTTTCGTATTCTTGCATATCAAAACCATAACTTTCAGGATCTTCATTTATAATTGATTCAATCGAATCGCAAATTAATTTTGTGTTTCTGTTATTCATAAAAAACAATTCCATATTGTGGTCCCACTGAAATTTATCTAACATCAAATCGCAATTATCGTAAACGAATTCGCTACATTCAACCGTGCAATTAAACGTTAAATCACCTTTTCCGAATGCTTCTTTGTCACCAATAACAATAGTAAAAAATACTTCGTTGCCGCTAAATTCTAAATTAACAATTTTGAAGTTTTTACCTGTAAATTCAATAGTTCCGTTTTGCTTTTTCATAATACTTTATTTTTAATTTCTTCAAATTTAATATAATTATTTGAATATACAACTATTATTTTTTTATTTTTTCAATTATTGATTTTGGCGTGTGGTATTGCCCTTCAATGTAAACCATTATTTTTACTAAGTAATTCATTACATTCCTTTTTTGTTTAAATAATCCGCCACGCGTTGAATGGTTCGACTTGTAACCGATTTACCGTTTAAAAATACGTGCATGTTTGATTGGTGTAATTTAGCATCCACACAAAACGAATTCAAAGTTACTTTGTTTTTCTGCAGGTATTTTTTTAAAATAGATCTGATTATTTGATCGCTGTTTGCTATTATTTTTGTTTCACTCATTTTTCAAGTTTTCCGTATTTATATCAATTCTTTGTTCTATAAATCCATTATTAACAATAAACCCTGTTATTTTACCTAATGTAGTATCTCCTAACTTTACTTCCATTTTTTGTAAATCAATTTTTAAACTTTTATTATTAGGAATTGGATTACAATCTAATTTTGTTGTTGGTGTAATATTTTGGCAACTCATTTTAAAAAGGTAAATCGTTATTTACAATTGCCGGCAAAGGTTCGTTTTTAACTTCAGTTTTAACCTCGTTTTTATCGCGTGGCTCCTCAAATGTTAAACTCATGTACTTTAATCCTTTTGCGCTGGTATTAATCCACGCAGAAATTTGTTTGGGTTGCCCGTTTATAATTGCGTTCCCTTTGTAGTCGGGTTGCGTTTCTTTTGTTTTGTTGTCGTTTTTAAATAACGCTCCTGCATTGTTTTTTGGTTCCATTTTTATTTATTTATTTATTTTTAACTCTTCTCTACATATTTTAATTATAAGCGATTCACTTGTTAATGGCGTGTTATTATCAATCTGATCGATAATGTGCATTAAAACGCTTCTTAACTCCCTAATTTCGCGCTTATATTCGTTAATCTCTTCGTGTACTTCAGGTGTCATTTATTGAAATTTTAATAATTTGTAATTCATTCTTAATTTTTCCTTCCAAAATTCAGATTCATTTTTATAAGCTTCGCAAATTGCCCTGAATTTTCCGTAGGTTGAATTTTTTGATTCTATAATTTTAGTTGCTTTTGCTTTTCCGATTCCTTTCACGCCTTTAATATTGTCGCACGCGTCCCCAACCAAAAACAGTTCACAAAGTAAATTTTCGCAGTCGGTTTTTGTCATGTTTTTAAATCCTTTGCGTATTTTAAATATTTCTCCGTTTTCGTCGTATTTTTTTAGCTGGTAATAATCGAAATGAAGTCCTTGTATTTGTTTTAAATCTTTATCAATGCTGCAAATAATATATTGATTTACTGCCATTGTTTCAGCATTGTAATAAATTAAATCATCTGCCTCGTATTCGTCGTGTGCGTATGAATTTTCCCAATATTCCAATAAATAATCGCGAAGTTCATTTACCCACTTATTACGCTTGGTTCTGTTTGCTTTGTATTGTGGATCAATTTGTTTTCTAAAATTATTTTTGCATTTTGTAAAAAAGTAATTTGTTTTTGTTACGTTGTAATGTTCTTCAATTTCGTTTAAAATATCAAAAGTTAGTTTTTCAAAACGATCGTAACCGCGCTGCAGGATTTCCATTTCAATTTCAAAGCGTTGTTTCTTTGCTTTGTACATTTCGCGTATTTCAGCGAAGTTAATAACCTTGTAAATCGATTGATAAACAAGGCTATCTGCGTCAAATAAAACTATCTTAGATTCCATTTTCATTTAGAAAATTGATTTGGTCTTTTGTTAACTCAAAACGGGCTTCGAGATCGGAGCGTTTAAAATTTCCGTTTTGTATTTCAATAACCGCAGCATTAAATCTTTTAGTATCTAAAACTTGCAATCCGCTTGCGTCATTATCTACGTCCGTAACCAAACCTAAAATTGAACTCAAACAATACCTACGGTAGTAAGTTATTCCGGATCCAAAACATTGGTATTCGTTCATTTTTACAAGTTGAACGTTTGGAATTAATGTACTCGATTCAAGTTTTTCACCGCTTTCACAATGGAATACAATCGTAACTAAATAATTTTGATTTTCGTTCGTATTAATCAGTTGCGTAAATCCTAATCCATGCTTTTGCATTAATGGATTGATAGCTTCGAAGATTTTAGGTAAATCTGCAAACTTGTATTGATTCGCGTATCCTGAAGATCCTTTGTGAATTACTTTAATTTCCTGTTGGAATGCCGCAAGGCTTTTAAATAATGCTTTCATAACTTTGTTTTTTTAATTGTTTACAAATATAATCTAAATTTTTAATATAAAGATACTTTTTAAAAAAATATTACAAAAAATTATTTAAACCACGTGCGCAACGATCAATTGAATTTGCGCGCTCCTGTAGGCTTTTAATTTGTTCCTGAATAGTTTGTTTACAATCAGTCGTAAAATACCCCTGTGAGGTCGCAATCAGCGGTAATAAGCTATTTGAACGAATATAGTTTACTAACTTTCGTAATCGTGGTTGCGTTAATCTTATTTTGTAGCCTTTATTTGCCAAAAACTCATTCATTCGAGTAACTATTAATTGGGCTTTTATCGGGTTATTTTTTTTATATGCCCTAAATCCATGTATTATAATTGGTAAAATCTCCAATTCTTGATCCGTTAATTCATGCGTGTAATCTTTGAAGCCTGTAATCATTTGCTTTTTGTTTTTTGTTTAAATTCTTGTATCATTTCTTTTATTTCAGGAATAGAAAATTTTCGCGTTTCGTGGGCTTTACGTTCTAAATCCTCAAATTCAGTAATTCCGATTTTATTAATTAAATTTTTTCTGTATTCGTGAATATTCCCGCCGTTAAATTGGTTACATGTAATGCATTGTGCCGCCAAATTACGCAAATCAAAACGTACACTTGGATAATTACCAACTGAAAATAGGTGTCCCGCGTCTGTTTTACCTGTAATTTGTTTTTCACATGAAATACAAGGTTTTCCAATATCGCGCATCCTAACGTATTTATTTACTAATTGTTGAAGGATCTTGGTATAATCGCTCAAGGTCATTAATTCCGCTTTTAACTTTGCTTTTTTCTTCGTCCATTGCTTTTGCTTTGTTTCCTGGATCCAATCAGTTACACAATTAGGCTCAAAGCAATTTTTTTGAAGGAAGGAAATAGGCTCAAATTTTTCTTTGCAATACTTGCATTTTTTCATAATCCATTTATTAAATTACCGATATGAATATTCAGGCTTTTATTTTCCTGTTTCAACTTTATGTTTTCCAACTCTAAATCGTGGTTTCTGCTATTCGTGGCGCGTGTTACATTCTCGCAGTGTGTAAAATATTGAATTGATTCCGCAACCTCGGTTAAACTTTCGCGCATAGGATCTAACAAATCATTTCTTTCAGGGTGTTTTGCTTCAATTTCTTCAATCGAGTTTTTTAGCCTGTAATAAAGTACGTTTAAACCGGCTTTTCTTTTAATCATTTCAATGCTCATATTTTTATTTTTTAAAATGGTGCGTTTTCGTTTGCTATTCTTATTTTTTCACTCGTGGAAATCAATTCAGGTACGTTATCAAATTTTAGTTTTGTTGGAAATTGGTTTGATATTGGTTTAATTTCTGCTAAATTACTTCTATTTGCGTAAACCTTATTTCCTAAATTATCGCGCATGTAATATTGATATTTTGAAACGTCCAAATACATTTTATAAATTCCGTTCTTTGAAACTCCTTTTGGCTTGCTTTTAGCCACTTTTAAATGTACTTCGTTTTCTTCATATACATTACCGTTTGAATCTACTAATCCGGCCGGTGGGCGCCATGGAATTAAAACTGTTAATCCTTTACGGAACCATACTTGACCGCCTGCGAAGTCGCGTGCCGTTGGCATCGGGTAAAATGTTTGTCCGTTTTGTGTAATTGGTGCCTGATCGCGTACGTGGTTTATTATACAATTGTGTCGTTTTGTTTTCCGCGCGTTTTTTCGTGCCATTCCTAAAATTCTGCTTAAATATTTATCTTCGCGCCCTAAATCCGATTGTATATACTCTTCCGTTAATTCATTCCAGGGATCAACCGTAGTGGTATTTATTGTTATTTCGTGCGTTTTTTCAATTTCATCGACTAATTTATAAAAATTTTCTAAGGTTAAATCTTCATCAATTGGATCCACGACAATAAAATGATCGTTTACAAACATTTCAGCCGTTATTTGTTCGCCTTGACTCATCGAAAATTCGCCGATTGTGTACGGTTTCCCGATATATTTATGGCAAAGTTCTGAATAAACTTCGGCTGCGCTTCCTGTTTCAGGTGAAAAAATTACGTGTTTCCAATCGTGTAAACAACTTAAATTAATTAAAAACTCAAACCAAATTTCAGTTTTTCCACTCGCTGGCGCGGCTCCAATATAGGTTGTGCAACCCTCTTTTACGGTGTACGGTAATTGTTCAAAACCCCAACCAATTGACTTTCCACGTACATTTTTCACGTGCCGAATGTTATGTAATTCAGGCTGTAAATCGCTTAATCTTTTATACATTTTATTCGTGGATTATATTTGGGCTGTAAACTTTTGAATTGTCTGTTTTGCTTACATTCGAATATTTATCAATTATTACTGATCTACTAAAAAATTCAGGGGTGCAATATAAATAATTATTTTGTTTGTGATATTCATTGTTTTTACAGTTGTTTATGGAATCAGTTATTTGCAATTTTGTGTAACCTTGTTTCAATAGTGATTTGTATTTATCTTTTATTGAATTATTCATTATTCTAAAATTCCTACCAAAACAAGAATTTATAAATTCAAGCAAAGCTTGGAAATCAATATATTCTTCTTTCCCTTTCCCTTTCTCTTTCTCTTGTACCGAAGGGGCTTCAATACCCCCTTGCGTACCCCCTTGCGTAGGGTCTTCAATAGGTATATTTATTTTCTGTTTTGTTTTATCTTCATAACCTTTAATTTGTGCATCAATTGAATGTTTTTGAGAAATATAAGCAAACTTTGAAATTCCCGTTAATTCAATTTCTTTACCGGTAAATTGTCGCGTTAACAAAGCATCGTAAAAAGCAAGTCGATCTTTGTCGTTTAATTCGTTTGCTACGTCCCAGTAGCTACGATAAAAGTTAAATGCTTTCCTCATCTTCAATACGGGCTATTTGTTTACGTAACTCTTTACTAAATTTAATGGCTGTTTGCTTATTTAATGCAATCCAAATTTCAGGAGCTGCCTCTTCCATAATACCAATAAAAATTTCATCCCTTTGATTGCAAAAACATCTTAACTGAGTTTTTGGCATTTGTGATTTTTCCGAACCATAAAAAATTAATTCTACCATTTTGGTTATAAATGTTTTCAGAAAACAAGTAAACTTTTAAGCATAAAAAAAACCCTTTAGCGTTCGGGTGCAGCCTACTAACTAAAGAGTTTTAACTCAAATTTCTATAAGTTCCTGCACGAACCGTTGACAAATATACAAATTATTTTTTAATCAAACTCATTATTTATCCAAATTTTTAATAATTTTCTTTTATAGTTTTGGAAAATTCGGTTATTTCGAACCGTTAACCTACTGAAATGATATCGAGTTAAATTTCTCCTTACCTTCATTCGCTTTGCTTTCATATATATTCGCCTTTTATTATTTGATGCCTAATTAAAAAATTGTGTTTTGTGCTGCTACTCATTTGACGTTTAAAGTTTTTATACTCCCAAATCGATCCAATTTCGTAACATCCAATAAACTCCATTTCTTTGCGCATATCCAAAAAGTAATTTATTTCAATTCCCTTCATATCCATTACTCGAATGTAACAATCTTTGTAAACTATTGAATATAACGTGCCTTTTATTTCGTTGGAAATAATAACCGCAAACGGTTTCTTTTTTTTGCGCAATTCAGCTATTAAACAACACATATCCAAGTGAAACAACTGATAAAATCGCAGTAAATAACCAACCGTAAAAAATTATTCGAGTGTACATATTGCAAATATTAAATAAATTACAGATAAAACCGAACTAATTACAATAAAATAAGAAAAATAAATTAAATACTTCATTACTTAAATTGAATTTCTTTT